GCGGTCACCACGTTGGCCTGTGGCCGCCAGATCTGGATGCTTGTTCCCGCCGCATGCGTTGCCGCTGTGGACCCATTTTGGTGTCTCGCCAGGCTCACCTGGTTGTGCGATGTATCCACCCCCAGCGCCAGGCAATACTCACTGTCCATGCGGATCAGTTGCCCCACCTGGAACCGCGGAGACTGCAGATCGCCGGCTGCGCCGTCAGCATCGCCCACAGTCATCACCGTTGCACTGGCCGAGATCCCGCCGATATCCTGGATCGTATCCAGGCTGTCCATCCACGCGCTCTCATACGCCTCATGTGTGCCCCACACCCCGGTCAGCTCGATCCGGTCATCCTCACCGCCGCACCAGCTCTCACCTATCAAACGGACCCCGAAGCTCGGGCTGCTGCCAGCCGGCAACAGCTCATATGATCCAGTGGGGATCACCGAACCGTCGCCGTTTTTTAGCTCGATTACCTCCAGCAGGTCATCTGCCAGGCGCAGCGTTGGCTCCTTAGGGGATCCCACCGCCAGCGAGCTGTCGAATACCCCAAACAGGCTCCCGGCCGTTCTGGGGATCTCCAACCGGCGGGTCTGGATCCGTGGATCGTAGTGGCGCTGTTTATAGTGTTCGATGTCCGCCGTGGCCGCCCGGATCGTGTCCAGCATCCGCATGTCGCTGGTGGTATCGATCAGATCCAACCCCTTGTAGTTCTTGAACTGGTGCAGCGTTATGGTGTTCATTCAGTCTGCCCCTCATCACCGTCAGAGGGGCCAGTGTCATCCTGACCAGTCTCGCTTTCGTTTCCCTGGCCATCGCCGGTATCGCCCTGGGTTTCCTGACTTTCTCCGGCTGGTGTTCCCTCTCCGGTTGGTTGTATATTGGCGGAGTTTTCGGCATCCGAAACTATCGGAGCCACTGTCAGTGGCTGCTGAACCGCCGCCGCGGCTGGCTTGGGTGTGGAGGTCGGCTTGGGTGCCGAGGATGGCTTGGGCGCAGCGGAGGTGGATCCGGTTTTTCTGGAAGGTGTTATATCCACCTCAGTCCGCTTGGGCATCTGGGCCTTCGATTTCAGTGCGGTTCCAGGGATCTCTTCCGCGATGCCCTTTTTAACCAGCTCTTCCCCATACCAGTCATGGGTTTCCAGCACCTGCCCTGGCTCACAGTCGTTGGCCGTCAGGAAGAGGTCGTTATACCGCCCGGCCTCAAGAATTATGATTTTCATCATTACCTGCTTTCCCGGGGGCAGTTGCCTGCCCCCGATGGATCAAATTCCGGTCTTATCCAACCACGTTTACCATCTGCGCCACCGAGGCATCCTGGGTGACAGGCATCTTGGTGGGATTACGCAGGATGATCTGGATCGTGAGGTAATCATCCGATCCGGCTGCGCCACTGGCATCGATGGTGATGTATTTGTACCCATTGTTGATATCCAGCTCGTTCACCTGGAACTCGATGGTATAGATCTTGTCATCGCCGTCCGCGGGGACGGTAACCACAGCCCCAGTGAGGTTTTTGATGCCGGCTGTCTGGGTGGCACTGGTGTCCTGCTGGACCTGCAGCGTGATGGCGCTGGTGAGATCATGCGCCATAATTTCAACCACGACGCTCTCGTAGCCGACCACCGATTGGAACCCGGTGGATGCGGGATATTTGGCCACAGCAATGGCGACCCGCCCGGAGGCGACCACTTTCGGTTTGTGTTCTTCCATGAAAAGACGGTTGTACATTTGATTCTCCTTTTTCTTAATCCGGGAGCCGGTCTGGCTCCCGGTATTGGATTACGTTTTCATTAGGCGGAGATCTTCATGATCGCGAACAAATATTCGCGATTAGGCGGAGATCTTCATCACCGCGAACAAATATTCGCGATTCGGCAGGCCGCCCACGCGGTCGCGGATGTGGAATTCCACCAGGTTCGGACCGGTTCCGCTGTCCTGGAAGCGCTGGATGGTCATGCCCAGCTTCTCGAGGATGGTGTAACCGCTCATGTCACAGAACAACATGGGGAAGGCCGCCCCGGCAACATCCGGCATGGCGCCGCATTCGAAGGTCTTTTTGTTCAGCAAAGTTTCTTTCTCTGTGAGATCTTCATAGATGAACTTGCCATCGGTGGAGGTCAACTGTTCAATCACCCCGTAGGTATCCGAATTGGCAACAAAAACGCCATTCTCCCTGTACTGGCTGGGCAGGCCGCGTTTCATTGCCTTCACCCCGCTTGAGAGGATGGTGGTATTGGACCCGGATTTAACTTCGCTGAAACCGTGATAGTTCGCGCCATTGGGCAGCAGGCCGAGGGGTTTACCCACCCCGTCGCCGGTGACGAAGGTGAAATCCTGGTCGATTTCGCGGGTGCTGGCGATATCAGAGGTAACGATCTCCACCAGGTTGACGGTGTCTTCAACTGTCGATTGCGACATTTTGACTTTGTAGGTGTAGACATGCAGCATCGCCTGGACGTTGTCCAGTTTGTAATTCTTTTCTGACGGGTTCTTGGTTTCATTTCCCCATTCGCCGCGCAGCAGGCCCTGGTAATATTTGCTGTTACCCCGGTATACCGGGATTTCGGTTGAGTTGCCGCGCGCGAGGGTGATGATCTGCGCGCCATTACCGCGGACAGCAGTCCGGCCCGGTTTGCGGGTGAGGATCTGTTCTTGCGCAATGGACGGGACTGCAAAGCCGACCAGTTCGCCCTGGGCTTCTATCTGGGTCGCTTTGATGGCCGGTGCGTCATACCCGAGCGCCATCCCCATGATCGATTTGGCCGCGAAGATCTGCATGCGCAGGGCTTTCCGGTCATTGGCATCCAGGTTGGCTTCCCCACCGCGAAGGTACTTATTGAACGCGTACATCTGCGCTTGCAGGATGGATTTGTAATCCCGTCCGACCACGCCCGCCAGAATGGCATCCCGCGCTTCGCGTTCCTGGTCCTGCCCGCTGTAGCGCATCATATAGGCCGCATCGATTGATTTCTTGGCTGGGTCGTCGTCCTCACCTTTGGCGGGTTTGGAGTTGTCCGGGTCGGACCAGTCGTAGACCGGGTGACTGTTGGCCATCGGACTTTCGACTTTGAACCCCATCTCGGCCAGACTCTTGGCCATCTTTTCCACTTCCGCTTTTGGGGTCTCGAACTTGAAACCCATCGCTTTCAGACCATCGGCGATTTTTGCCAGGTCGATGGACTTCATCGGTTCCTTGCCCGGATCGATGCTTGCGGCCGGATCCGCGCCTGGAACGGCAGGAACTTCCATCCCCGCCAGCCCCAGGATGGTGGCAATGGCTTCGTACTGATCCGGTTTCAGCCCTGGGATCAATTTTTTAATTGCTTCAAGCACGTTCATGTTCTTTGCTCCTATCTGAATTGATTTCCCCCCTGCCGTCCGGCCGGCGCCCGCTCCCGTGATGCCTCGTGATCGTGGACCACCTTCAGCATCACCTGTGGGTTGCGGACCTGTGCCGCCGCTCTGGGCGGTGGGTTGCTCGGAAAACATATCCAGCAGGCTCTTCACCGCTGGGAATTCCTGACTTAATGCTTTGACGGCCGCCAGTTGGTTGCCCGTCAGCATATGTGGATCGCACGGCATTACCGTCAGGGCATCGCCCATCAGTGGCCACCGCGTAATCTCTCCTGTTGACTTGCGCTGGATCCCCTGGCTGACCGCCTCGCTGCTCGTGCCGATCAGGCCCGCGTCGATGAGGTCCTCCAGGAACTGGACATACTTCTGCCGGCGGTCCAGCACCCGCTCCACAAAAATCCCCTTCTCATCCCGCCTGGCCGTGGACCAATCCACCGCCCCCAGGATGGCGCCCTTAACCCCTATACCATCCGGGTCCGCTCCGTGCTCGAAATTCACGGGCAGCAACCCTTTAGCCGTGTATTCGCTATCCACCTGGACCGAAGGAGAAAAATATTCTCCCCGCGATCCATCCGGATTGCGTCCGCTTCGTAGCCACTCCAGATCCCGCTGGCCAAACAGCAATATATAATTTCCCACCCGCAGCTCGGTGTCTGTTTTCTTCAGCGCCTTCAATGCGTTTTTGACAGTCATCTCTCATTCCTCCTCAAAACCCTCTGCATCTTCTGTGTCCTCTGTGGTGAAAAGGGTTTAATTCGCTTCCTGGATCCTCTTTTTGAGGTCCTTCCAGAATTTCTCCTCGAAGATCAGCCAGGCCCCATCCACGTTGTCCTCGTAGATGTCCCCCAACTGCCACCACCTGCCCTTGTGGACCTGCGCCTGGTACTTCATCTCATCGCCCACCAGCTCGCCCGGGTAGTCCGCTCCAATAACCCAGGGAGCGTAGGGTGTGTTGGTCCCCAGTTGGCCGGTGATCATGCCCTCGTATCGGTCCACCCCGGTCGTGATGGTCCGTCCCAGCGTTCCTGTCCGGCGGTAACCCTGATCCTCGCGCGCTTCCGGGTAGCCGGGCACCTTCTCGAGGAGGAAAAGCATGGCGTCGTTCATGGCCGTCTCTGCCGCATCCATGGTCATGGATGGCAGATCGGCCACGATCCGCTCCAGTTCCGCCATTGCCGCATCCTTCGAGATTGTCGGCATTACGCCACCTGTTCTCCCATATGCGGTCCCTCTGAGACGGCTACTCCGTTGAGTCCGCCGCATCCTTCCACCTGCCCCCAGGGAGTGGTGATCGGCTTTTTGCAGACCAACTCGTCCCTGGCGGTATTCCAGACCATCACCTTGGTACCGTCTTTGAGGGTCATCGGCCGCAGGTAACAACGGCAACCCGGATGAGCTGCCGGCCGAAATGCTGCCGGCGCGTACCCCGCCGCCTGCCAGGCCTGATTGTTGGCCGCCGCGTAGGTGTCCGTCGCCTCCGTGGATGCGATCAGTTGCGCCCGCCGGCGATCAAAAACCGGGTTGCCGCTTCCGTCTGTCATGCCCTCGATCCGCGCGGTCAGATCATCCAGCGTCCCACCCTGCTTGGACCAGTCACTCACCTCATCCCGGATCGCCTGTCGGGTGGTTTCGTTGATTTTCTTAACTTTGCTCGCCGCATCCGACCGGGCCCAGTCCACGGCGTTTTGGTTGGCCAACCCCCAGTTGATCTCCATCCCCGGCGCCACTGGTCCCTGCGCCAGTTGTACCCGGCTGACAGTGGACCGCGCCAGCTGGGTCAGATCCCCCTCCATGTCGTGCAGCAGATCCCGCTCAAACCGCCCCCACAGCTCATCATCCATCAGCATCGCCTGTGGATCCGATTTGCGCATCTCCTCGATGATCCGTTTGGCCTGGTCCTGCAGCCCCGCTTGCAAGGTATCCATCAGCCTCGCCTCATACTCAGACCATGGCCGCCAACTCCTCACAGCGGCAATCGCATTCGCCCCTATCTGCGCGCCATCGATGCCAGTGCTCTTAGCCCCCCTTAGTAAGGGGGGTAGGGGGGATCTTTCCGCCAGCTCGAAAATTGCCTTTACATCCGCCTTTACTTCCGCCATCTCCAACGCCCCGCGGATCTCCTCCGCCAGCTCCTCATCGATGGCCTCTGTTTCAAACTTCACCCCCGCCCCCTTGCCATTGGCCAGTCCCTTAATCGCCTTGTTCCTCCACAGCTTCAACTCCCCATCCGGGGTTTTTATCTCCGCCGTCTCAGTGGCGCCCGTGGCGAAAATTGTTTTGACCTCTGCCTGGGGAGCTGGCAGTGCAGCTCCACCTTTTTCCGGATCGACTGATCCTTCGGGGACATGCGTCTCTGTGCTGGGAACCATCAGCGCCGGGTTGGCTGACATCGCGCTCGACAGGTTGATCTCCTGGGACGTCTTCTCACCGCGTCCTGCCGGCAGCGCCGGAAGGTTGTAATACTTCGCCCGCACCTCATCGATGGTCAGGTACGCCCCGATCTGCGCGACCTCCTGAATGTCTTGGGTCCTATTCCGCGGCCGGATATCCTTGTACTTCAACAACCAACCATCCCCATAAAACCGCCGGATGATCTGGTTGTTGATCTGGCCCTGCCTCAGGAGCAAGAGCGGCCACAGCTTTTTTTCCTTGAAAATCGCGTCCGCCACTGTCGCGTTGGCCTCGGTCGCGGATACGTCCAGCATGCCCGGCGGGATCCCGAAGATCAGGAAGATCTCCTTTTTCGTTAGCTCCCTGCCGCCCAGAAAATCCATGTCATGCTGGCTGTAACCCATCATGTTAAATGACACGTCCTGGGCGTTGGTGATCAGCGTTTTTCGCCTGTAAGCGGAATAATCATCCTCCAGCTCATCCTTGAGCGCCCGCACATCCGCCGGGTCGATGGGTGCCTGCGCATTGCCGCTCGCAAGGTTGATATGGACGCTTGGCATTACATTGTCAGACCCGAAAAATGCCCCGTTCCAGCGGGCCATCGCCAGGTCCGCGTCCGCGGCCATCATCCCGGCCGTCAGCCGGCTCATCCCATCGAAAATGTTGAACGGATGCGGGTAGCGCATGTGGCAGATGTACTCGTACGGGATCCTGAAGATCCGCCCGTGCTGTTGATACTCGTAATGGTCCACAAACCGATCTTTATCCCCTGGGATAGGCTTGACATACCTCGCCGGCAGCGGCCAGATCTCCGCCAGTTGCCCGGCTACATCCGTCGCCAGGAACCAGTACGCGCTCCCGTCCAGTTCCTGCCACAGGCTCGTGAACATCTGCAGGAATGCCCCGTCCATGTGCGGGTTGGGGTTCGCCAGGATCTGCGTAAATGGATGATTCCTGACCAGCAGATCATCATCCCCACCCTGCAGATACATCTCCGCTTGAGAGGTGAGCAGCTCCCGCGCAATAAAATCTATCGCAATAAAAACCCAGCTCACCGTGAGGGCCCGCCGTTCGGCGGTTTCGCGCTCCCCGAAATCTCCGCCCTTCCAGCGTTCCCCCTCCGCCATATCCGTCAGGAGACCGGGGCGCCTGGCCGGGCCTGCCCGCCTGGCTACCTCGTACGTGTGGGCTGCCTCGCCCAGTGCCGCCGCCACTCTATCCAGCAGTCCCATAACTCACTCCCTCCGGCTGGCTCTTCGCCACCGCAAATGTCAATCTTGTGCTCTTGGGTACCGAAATCATCTGCAGCACCCCCGACATCGTATCCACCTGGTCATCATGCCCGGAAACACCAAATCGAATCACTTCATCCAGGAATGTTTGTACCCAAGGTCCGTTGATTAGCTTCACATGCCCCTGTCTGGCTCTGGTCTGCGCCGGCAGCGCCCGCGTCATTTTGTCCCCCACTGGTTTGACCGGGACCATAGCCACCCCAGCTAGTTGTGGATCCTTCATAAACTCCTGCCATACCAGCACCTGGAAGGCGACGTCCTCAACCCCCCAAATCGTGCCCTGTTCTTCAGGGGAAAGCATCCAGTTCTTGATAACTGCCAGAAAATGGTTCAACTCCCGCACGCGGATCATATCCCTGCCGATCAGGTCCATCCCAACCAGCGCCCCGGCCAGGCAGGCGTTCCAATCGCTTTTTACTGTCCGCCCCAGCGCCAGATCGATATACCGGTACCACTGCACCCCGACCGGTCGCATCGAAGGATCGATCACAATAAAATCGCTCTGCATGAAGAACCCACCCACTGCCTCGCCCGGTACCTGTTGGTACAAGGGCCACCATTTTTCCAGGGTCACGTTCTTCTCCACTTTCCGCAGACCATCCTCGTCATCCCGGCCCTCTGGCCACAACGCTTCACCAGGTTTACGCCCCAACTGATCACCGCCAACCGGCAGATAGATCCCCCTCGCCATCTCCTTGCGCTGGCTTTCCTCGTCCAGTGGATACTGGTCCTCATCCAGCGCCCGCGCCGGCAGAAAAACGATCTCCCACTGATCGAAGTCCGGGTCCTGGTTGGCCATCATTTTCAACAGCCGTCCGGCCATGTCATCCATCGACCACCTGGTATGCGTGAGGATGATGGCCCCGCCCGGGCGTTCCAACCGGGTGTAAGCCACAGACTGGTACCAGTCGATCAGGTTGTTGATGTACTCCGGGTTGATCAGATCCGCCCACTCCTTGATCGGGTCATCGATTCCAAACAGATTGGCGCCCTGGCCGGTGATGCCGCCTCCCACACCCGCCGCCAGCAGGCCGCCCCGATGTGGAGCTGCCAGATCCCAGTGGCTCTGGCTTTTGCTGTCCGGCGAGATCTCCACCACCTCATCCGCCAGCGAGTTTTTCCCGAAAATATCCCGATATCGGTCCGATAAAATCAAATCTCTTACAGCCCGGCTGTCCTTCTGCGAAAGATTGGCTCCGTAGGAGGTCAAGATCACCCGGTAATCCGGGTCCGTTCCCAGCAGCCAGGCGGGGAAGATCTGGCTGATCAACTGGCTCTTGCCATACCGCGGAGGCATGAACACCATCAGCCGCCCGATCCCCTCTTTCCCCCCCGTGCGGATGTATAGCGCCACCTGCTCCAGTTTTTCCGCCAGGTATTCCAGGTGCCGAGCCCGTTTGTACCAGGGCAGCATCGCGCACGCAAAATCCATCACGTGCCGTCTGGCCAGCTCGCGGATGGCAATCTCTCGCAGGGCATCCTTGCGGGCAATCGCGGTTGTCATTCCCCGTCATCCTCCAGATCGCTCTCATCCAGCGGATCGTCATCCTGCACATCATCCGCCCATTTCCGCAGTTCGCTCTCGGGGACGTGCTTGAGGTCCTTATTGGTCGGATCCCGCCGGTCATCCACCTGGATGCGCTGGTTGTAGTCGCCCATCATCTCCAGGGCGATCTTGCGGTCCTGGTGACTCTTGTAGTTGGGGCTGGATGCGCTCTCGATTAAGGCCTCGAAGATCTCCGCCCGGTGCTCGAATAACTCATTGCTTTGCAGTTGAGCGATCAGTAGATCGATTTCAGGGTATTTTTGCCGCAGGCTGATCAGCACCCGGTCGCTCGTCAGTCCCAATACATCCCTGGCCAGCGCTTCCTGAGTTTTTGGGACTCGCTTGGCCTTGGGGACGCTCGCCCAGGCCACATACACCGCCACCCGCCATGGGACGCGATGCCTGGCCAGCCGTTTGTACTGCTGGTACCACTCGTACCCTTCGGCTTTATCATCCGCGGCGCCGATCAGCGTCTCAAACGCCGTCCTGGCCGCCGCCGAGATCTCCTCCGGATCTAAATCGTGGACCGCCTTGGCGAACCCATCCAGTTGTAACTGCGTCAAACGCTCAACCGCCATATCACACCTGCCCTACTTGAGCACCAACGACATCACATAGGTGATCACCGCCAGCGCCACCGCGCTGGCTAGAAACGTCATGATTTTGTTGTAGACCGTCTGCCGGGTAACCAGGTCGCGGATCTCACTGAACTGCTTGACAATCCCCTGGTCCGGGCAGTCCTTCGGGCCGAAGAGGACCTGGTGATGGACTGCCACCTGGCCCTCCAACTCATCAACGCGCGCTGGGATGTCGGCCATATCGATCACCCCGAGAAAGTCTTGCCAATGATCGGCAGCCCGCGGATCAGTTTGTAGATCTGCTTGCTCCCGATGATCTGTGTCAGGTAACCCAGCGCAAACACTCCCAGGGTCGCCAGCCGTGCGGCTTGCTCATCTAAAATCGCCGTTGTGATCTGCGGATTAAATACTTTGATCGCCGCCAGGGTCACAAATGCCACCAGGTTGAGGACCGCGATCCAGGTATCCGATGTCCCATCCGCCACCCATCCGATCAGCTTGAGCAGGTTGACCAGCACGGTGATCACCCCGGCCACACCCACCAGACCGCCGAACGAAAGCGCCAGGTCCAGGACCACCTGCAGGGTGTCCGGCCGTTGGACCGCCGTCTGCCCCACCCCCGTGGATGCCATCACCGGCGCCGCCAGCACCACCAGCAGCCCCAGGCAGATCATCCCCGCCAAAACCGTCTTACGAAAATACCGTCTCATCCCAAACATGCTGTTCTCCTTTTTTCTCATTCCCCTCTCCCCTCTCTGTGCCCTCTGTGATCTCTGTGGTGAAAAAGGTTTTCAGGGGTTAAACGCGAAACGCCCACCACATCGTGGGATCAAATCCCTTGATGTGGTGGGCGCTCAACTCCACCGATGGCCAGAACTACATCCGGCCTGCAAAGATAATTTTAAGACACCTTAAAGCTCATGTCAATAGCCAAACTAGATCACGAGTTACCTATCCTTGTTAGTTGTGTCGTTTTCGGAACACTTTGCCAAACCTGTTGCATTATACACGATAACGTGTATAATATATACATAAGGCGAAATCAACCCTAACAGGGGATATAGACAAAAGGAGAAACTAAAATGTATGTCAAATATGGCATTAAGGTTGTTGGGAAGATTATGACTGATCGGTCTATGACCATTGGCGAAGCGTTGGATCTGATTGGGATTGATCCAAACGAGACAGATGGCGGCGATCCCGTTTGGGATTATGGCTTATTCGAAATGGATTACGGCGAAGATCCCGGTACAATATCGCTCGACAATGGCCTGTCAGTCGCTACTCCCGAAGAAGCTATCAAGGAAATGGACTGGGAAACCATCGTCAACTCAATGGACGATGAAGTACGCGAGGAAGTGCATATGGACAAGGCTCCTTGTTCCAATTTGGAGTTCTTGACTGCTTATCTGTCAACTGGCAACAGTATCATTATTGGATAAAAGGCTGGGAGAAAGCCCAAAATGAAACTATCTTACACAGACATCCTCGGAGATAGCAAACAGCACATCATCAACGCCGAAATTACCACCGATCACCCCGCGTCCAGCTACAATCAGCCGGTGATCGTAATGGATGATGGCGGTGCGCTCGATGCCAATAGTTGGATCCTGCTCAATTACCAGGTCGTCAAAGCCACCCCTGCCGAGATGGGAATGCTGAAAAAATGGATCAGCCTGGTCTACATGATGCTCGGTGTC